TTGAAAAGGTGACATCGCATCCCTTCTTCTCTTTTCTTCCCACCCCGCGCCTTCGATTGAAGTACGCTCTCCGATATCTGGTTTGGGCATACCGTTTGGTCCCCCTTCCGTAGGTAGCTCGACGCTTTAGCGGTGTTCTCCTTCCTCTTGGAAATGCCATATTTATAAGTTTTGGACTTAACGAAAATCAAGGTTAAGATTTAGGCAAATATTTTTTTTTTTCAAAAAAAAAATAAATGGCGAGCGCTAAAAGCTGTGGGAGTCCACAGCGTCTAATATTACTAGCGCTAGCCACTCCCACTACTCCCAGTAGTGGATTTTAGCACAGCTAAAAAGAAAAATTTATTTTAAAAATAAAGTACTTTATTAAATATTTCTGGCAGCCAGAAAGGCTGCGCGACTTTGACGAGATACCTTGTCAAAGTAAAAAGGATCGTTATTACGATCAAAATCCGCGGAGGTATAAGGCACTGCCGCAGCGGTGCTTCCTGGGTATGGACTACCGTCTGCAATAACACCAGGGCGTGGAGCGAGGTTGGCCAGCCAGTGGTCAGGGTTGGGAAACCCGTCGACAAAGGCCGGCGGTGCTCTTACCACCTTTGCAGGTCGCGAGTCATCATCAATGGTTTCATATTCAGGCGGGTCATCGGGAAATACCTCCGAGTAGTCATCTGTCAAAATAAATGAACTACCAGGAGGTGCCGGAGGCACGTCCTCAAATTCAAACGGAGTTGAACTTTCGGCTGGGGGCGCCCCTTCAACGATCCGAATGGGTCCTTCACATTTCACCACTTTGATTCTGTCAAGAAGTGGTTCAATCTTTCCATGCTCCGTTGCAGTTGGAAAACATTCTTGAGGAGAATAGTTGGACATGATAATCACAGGGAGATTATCGCGTTTCACAATTGGGGCCATTCCGCGGCGTGAGAGAGAGATCGGGTCACCCGAGAGGATAGGGTTCAATTCGGTGATCATTTTTTGGGAGCGGAACTCGTCGAGCAGGATGACATCATACTGCCCGTCACCGTACAAGTCCCACCACCTTTCATCTTTAGGCCAATGATAAACTGTCAGAGAGTACAACTCCTCCAACAGCATCATCATCGAGGTCTTTCCTATCCCCGGAGGGCCTTGGATCCAAAGTTGCGTCTGGCGATGTGTCCTCTTCTGTCGAAGATTCGTCGTCAGCCATGAAGCAATCTCGTTGTTCCATGCGTTGTAATAACCGGGCGCAGGCACGACAAATACCTTTTGAGCTTGGGCCTTGGCAAACTTCAAGCGTCGCGCGCGCTCTTCGCGCCAAGCCACGTAGGCTTGCATTTGCTTTCCGTGGAGCAACATGAAGTCCTTGTTGTTCTCCATCACATCTTCCGGAGGGAGCTCGTCGAATTCTTTTACGATCAGACTCGCTCTGGAGTTCTTCTTCTCTTTGCTTAGCTTTAAGAACTCCTTCAAGTCGAAGGATTTCTCGTTTAGCGGCAAGAAGTTCCCCTCCTTCATCACATAGTCGAATGCTTTCAGCAGTCCTCCCGTGAAGCGTCCCTGGATGTTGGGGTGCTTCGGAGGGTCGACCAAAGGATCGAAAAGTTTGGGATCTCTGGAGCGTACTGGACGAAGCAGACATATTGCAGCGTGTAAATGGAAGTTACCGTCTTGGTGTTTCTCTTGAGAGACTACTCCTTTTTCTAAGTTGTCTCCGAAATATTTCTCAATGCTATCCTTGAAGTCTTTCAAAGGATAATCGCACTGAGGATAAGTGAGAAAAATCGATTTAGAATTAAATTGAAAAGTTGACATTAGAAATTAAATTAATTAAATTAATTTAATTTTCAAAAAAAAAATAAAAGTTTGGTGAATTTATTCCAGCCATTAAAATCGGTCATTCCGACCAATAGATTTTCATCGGGTTTCTGTCTTTAGTGTTCAGCGAATTTCTGTCTTTAGGTGAAGATAGCCTAGCCATAGCTCTTAAAAAAATAAACCACCACGTGAATTGTCGGGCGGATCAGGGCCGAAGGCCCCCGCCTGACTACCTTTAGGCTCAGTGGCGGCTACGCCGCGTGCGGAGCACAGTAAAGCCTTTAAGTTTTAAATTTATTAATCAACATAACGAAGACGGGCAGTGGAGATTTCATCGATTTGCCATCCATCCGCATCGGCGACGGGGGTTCGCAGGATGAGGTATAAGGCACCAGTTGAGATGTTTGCATTTGTCATTGGGTTTGCAGTCCCTGAGAAATTTGTCATCTTGTTGCCAAGCTTCATGTATTTGTGGTATCTCATTGAAGTTTGGGCGACAATGCTTTGTCCCGCCGTAGCGGCTGCATTGGAAGCGGAGGTGTTCACCATCGTTGGGTTGATAAAACCATCTGAGATGATCTGGAAGCGAAACATGTTGTCGTAGCGGAGGTGATCTTGGGTTGTGCAACTTTCAACTCCTGCCTGATTGGTATGCCCAAAGATGGTGTCGAACGTGGGGATCGCACTGTTGTTTGGCTGCTTGTCCCACACCACAGTGCAACGAACCCAAGACGCGACGTCTTGGACGGAGTCTTCGGCGGTGTTTGAGGATTGCCACCTGAGATTCAGATCTAATTCGAGGCTCTTGTTCCAAATGTATCGCCCGATGCGGTTCCAAGATCCAACCCCTTCTTGGATTCCATTTAGGAGATAGATGTTCGTATTTCCAGTCACATCGTTCGTGATGCTCTCGCTTGAAAAGGTGACATCGCATCCCTTCTTCTCTTTTCTTCCCACCCCGCGCCTTCGATTGAAGTACGCTCTCCGATATCTGGTTTGGGCATACCGTTTGGTCCCCCTTCCGTAGGTAGCTCG